TGATATGTACAATAGAATTGGTGATGACTTTCCATGTGGCTTTGCATGGGTCACTGCGTATGTAAAGGGCAACACCAAACTGGGTAAGTCTTTTAAGGCCCTAGGCTTTAAGAAGGCTTATGGAGGTGGATACCAATTGTGGAATCCATCAGGCATTGGAGTCCAGAATGTGGACATCAAAGAAGCGGGTGCAGAAGCCTATGCTAGTATAGTAAAGAAGTACCTGCCAGATGTAAGCATTTACAGTGGCTCTAGGCTGGACTAACAACTGAAAGGAGACAAAACTCTCTTTCACTGAAACGAGTTTTGGAACGGCAATCTTCGACGGGAGATTGTCGTTTTTTTTTGGAAAAACTTCGAGGGGTTTAGCATTATAAAACCATGGTGGTGCAGAATCACCAGGCAGGAGAAAAATCAATATTTTAAAAAAAGATCACAGAAAATTTTGGACTATATAACCACCTCAGATACTGTGTATATGACCCTTATGTGTAATATGCCTACAAGTGTACACACACTGCTATACCACCGCTGTATGACGCTTAAAATACGTCTAAGACACCTTTTTAACTGCGTATATAACTAACCATGGGTATAGCAAAGTAGTGTATTAAAATTTTTTTTGCAGTATATTTTTTGGGTTAGTTATGTGGATTGTATATAACACGTATATCGGGCAGATTGTTATCTTCAAACTCCCATGCTACATCAGGATTAATACCCGCCATGTCATGCTTTATGTTCTGCTCGTGTATGCGTTTCACAGTGCTTGATATTGAACTGCCATCCCACGTGTTTACGTTATATGCTAGGCTACCCGCTTGGTACACTGTTACTGTACTGGCTTCTGCACCCAATAGTCCAAATATGCTTACTATTATTTCTAACATAAGTTCCTTTGTTACAAGTTAGTATATGCTCAGGATATTTATCTGTAAAGTGAGTATATTACCAAAATTTGGGTGTGGATAATTAACGATATGGATTCAAGAATTTGGCAAGGATACTTTATTATACTAATACTTGTACTCATACTGCTTGTGGGTTGTGCACCGCAAAAAATCGCTACCGCTACCGCTGGGCAGGCAGAGCCTGTAGAGTCTGACGTAGAGGTCACAGGACCACCCAATTTTGAGGGCATAGTGGGTGCTTTAACCTGCGTATTTGCGCCTGATCACTGTGCCAAAAATGACAAAAAAAGCACCGTTACAGCACCAAAATCACAGTAACATCTAAATACTACTAACGAGTGCTAGACTTACGATGATACACACTCAGTGATATGAATCGCAACTGCATAGCAGATTAGCATATAAAAGGATCATTCAAGCACACGCACTCGACACTGTAGGCTAAATACAACGTTGGCAAGTGTGCCGGTGGGCATACACTGATTGCCAAATATCCAAGAAAGAACATGATGAAACAGATTATATTACTAGCGACGGCTCTCTTGCTCGTGGGTTGCAGTGGACACATAGCACCACCCGAAATCAAATTGGGCAAGAAGTGTTCCGTGTCAGATGACGGCAGTATAGTTTACAGTTACGTGTGGTTGCACAAAAAGGGTGAAACACTCAGTGCTGACGCAGAGACCTGTGAACTGTTGAAAAAATAAACTGGTTGGTTTACACCAGTTTTTGGCAATGTAAATACTAGTATGAACACGATGTTTGTGCTGTTTGTCAGCGCCTGTATGTACGGAAGTTGTGCGTGGTTTGAAATCACGGATCCGCACTATGGTTCTGCAGAATCGTGTATACAGAGTGGCCAATCATACGCAGAAGAGATGCAGTCAATTGAACCTCGTGCGTATGGTAACATAGCCTGCATACCCCAAGAAGATGTGGAGGAGTTCAGGCAATTTATAAAGGAAAAGACTGGCTCAGAGCCACAGGCCGGTAAAACGATCTAGCAATAGATCCCCAAGCAAATGAAACACAGAAACAAATCGGTGACTCCAGGTCAACGGATCAAACAATTGAAAGAACAGTTGCGCCGTAGCCAGGACGACATAGAAAGAGAAGGCATACAGCAGGCCATAGAACATTGGAACCGTGTCAGTGCCTACAGAAAGAGCAGAGATGGATTGGCTAAACAGTAACACATTCATAGTGATCTGCATAGTGACCCTGATCCTTTTATCTGCCCTGTAAATCACACATACCTGCTATGCTAAATACAAATACGTTCATCCTACGGGACGGAAGTAGCATAATGCGAAGGAACGCACCTAAACTTTAACCAGGGAGGGTGTTATGAACAGATTCGACTTCTTACACAAACAGTATCGTGAGGCTCGTGTGAAAGCACGTAAGGAAAGAATATTGCAGAATAGTCAAACTGTGATATCTGCGAATGATACTGGGACTTCAGGATATAGATTCAAAGCCGGTCCAAACAAGGACAGGGTGGCGGGGCATATCTCAGTCAAATCACAAAATAGAACGTATTAACCTTTATAGTAAAATATAAAAGTATCACTGGCGGAACTGTACTTGTATTCAAGTTTTCGCCAGTGACTGATCGTGTTAATATGATCCGCCCACAGAGTCTTGTAGGCTTTATCCCAACGAGGATTATCTACCTTAACTACATGACGGTGACGTGATTTGTCTTTTAATGCTTTGTCCATTATTGCAACCAACTCTACATCTGGCATGGACGACCCTGTGATAGAGTGTGTTTTAGTTTTGCGTCGTGGCATACTAAAGCAGTATTTATGTCGATAAGAATTCTTCTGTAGGTTGTGGATCGTCGGTTGCTGGTCCAAGTTCTTGTTCTATCCATTCACGTGTGCCACATAGCAATCCATCAATGCGCCATGGTTGATTAGGACCATACTCGCTTTCAAGGTACACATACAAACTGTTGCCTATCATCTGTGTGTTCTGTTGAGTGTAACTTACACATTCAGGTACACTGTTGAAATACATATTTGTATTTGTAAGTGTTGTGGTTTGTCCTGTTGATATATGCACAAGGACTGCTACAATGTGAACTAGAGTTTCCATTTCAAATCCCTTCTGCCTGGCAAATCAAAAGTAAGAAATGTCAAGTCTAATAGTATTTAGTACCAGACTTGTTGCTGTGTTTTTTTATTATTTTAAATATATGTATGACCAAGATTACAGCAATACAGACACCGGTTACTAGAAATGCTCTTGCTAACAGCAACAATCTAACGCAGGTTATAGAGCAGGAAAAGGATACCGACTGGCTACTTACACCAGAGGGTGCATTGAGTGGATACTGTGCACCGCCTGTGATCAATACCTGTAACAATGACAATGCAGTATGGACATCACAACAGGAAGGCATACTACTAAATGCCTGCCAAGGTTATGACATGGGATTATTGTTAGGCACAGGTTGGATCGAAGGTGATGGAGTTCCTTACAACCAAGTCAGGGTCTATAAAACAAACTACATTGGTGCTTACAGTAAAAGACTGTTACCAACTACACTGCAGGGAGGTGGCGAAGCAACTGCTTACATTCCTGGTTGGGCACCTATGGTTTTTGATGTCGACGATAAACACAGAGCAGGTGTGCTTATTTGTAATGACGTATGGGCAAGTCCGTTAGTTTCTCCCAACGGCAATCCATATTACGTTACTGAATATGCCAAGATGGGTGTTAACCTATTGTTTGTTGCTGTAAACTGTAATACATCTGATTGGGATGAAATATATTACACGTGGCACGAAAATCATCTTAGAATGTTTGCTAAAAGTTTTGGTATGAAAATTGTCATTAGTGGAAGCAGTTTGGACATGGCAGGGAAAGAAGAAGTACCTGTTCAATGTCCAAACGGCATCATGGATTCAAATGGTGAATGGATACAAAAACTTAAAGACACAGGTTCAGATAGTTGCACTGTAGAAATCTAGGTAAATACTAGTATGAACTACAAAAGCAAACTGCTAATTAGTCAACCCGCAAGTCATTCTGACTTCTTCAAACAAAGTGTTATCCTTATAGCAGAACACAATGACAATCATGGTGCTTGGGGTGTTATGCTTAATAGACCTTTGCAGAAAGTAAAATTAAAAAGTGTTCTAGAACAGGTTGCTGTTGTCTATTCAGACAGTGATGTTAATTGTTACTTGGGTGGTCCTGTAGAACAGAATGCAATACATCTTGTTCACACAAATGATATACAAATGCCTAATTCACATATTATAAACAGCAAGATATCTGTAACCAGCAGTGTTGACTTGTTTAATCTAATTGAAGAAGGCAAAGGTCCTAAACAATGGATTTGTACACTGGGAATGAGTACGTGGGCACCTGGACAACTAGAAGGTGAAATGAGTGGGCAACATCCTTGGGCACCTACACACAAATGGTTGACTGTTGATTGTCCTACTACTGTGCTTGATACTGAACCTAAGATGTTATGGAAACAATCTGTTGCGGCATCTGTCAAAGAAGCAACTGCAAATTTATTTTAACCATCGATCAATTTTATAACCTTTTACTTGATCAACTTCTACATAATCTGAATTATTGTTGTGTCTTACTTTACCAGTTCCCCAAATTACATCACAATCAGAATAACCAAATGGCTTTTTAATTGTAACGTCTATGTATTGTCCGTTGTCTACACCTAGTGTAACAAACGTTACGTACTTGCCTTTGTTACCTTTAAACACACGACCATTTGCAACTAGTCCTGCAAACTCTACGTGGTCCATATATGTTCCTTTACAAAACAATCCTGGTAAAAATTTTTCACTGCTCCACCAACCAAACTTTTTGTATTGGTAAACAGGATCGTCTATGGTATCTGATTTTGATTTAGTGCGAGGCTGAATGCCTACTCTTTTCGCTTCAGTTTTGTGTACCCAACGTCTGTACGAGCCTTGGCAGTGTTTGAGACACGCTCTCCAGAACTCTTCTTTGTTGTGTGCTTTTTGGTATGCGAGTGCCCAGATGAGTCGTCCGAGGTTGACGGCGTGGGCACGACAAAGACCGAATCCGGATAGTGACTGCAAATACTCAATAGCGGATTCTCGTTTAGGGTGTCGTCCCATTCTTTGAATAAATTCTGTAATCTTTTCTTCGTTTCTTTTAGCAAACGCACGACGGTACATATCGGCTTCATAATAATCAACTCCTATAATACTACTTATCCTTTCTATTGCATCGTCCTCGTATACTATGGTATCAGTTTGGCGTTCACGACTCCAATCGTGAAACATACTAGCGGTCTTTCTTCCGCTCATTGCTACAGGTCTTATCAGTGCAGTAGCGAACACACAGTCATAAACTGACTTTGGTTGTATGGCTCTAAACAGTCTCCTCATCGCTGGACTCTCCGCCTGCGTTACCCCAAGGATATCCCCTCGGCATAGCAAAGCCGAAGTTTTTTCGTCCGACTCCGGATAGTCTTCTAGTGCGGTCTGATCTATCTCCATAAGTTGCGATAAACCACGATTCGCTAGGATGTCCACTTTGAGATGTTCTAAGTCCTCTACTTCGTTTTTGTCTAACAGTATTTGGTTGTCTTGTGATATTAAAGATTTTGGTAATTGCCTTGTAAACATTAAGATGCCTCCACAGTGTTTTGATATACATTTCTTTTTCCCCTTTAGTTTGTTTTCTATTCTTTTTGCCTCTTTTACATCGATGCCTAAATCCTCATATTTAAAATTACGAGGTAAGTTGCCTTTAACGCCTAAACGTTTTACAGCCTCACGTTTAGCACTTTTATCTTGATACATTACATAGTTAGATAGTCGTGCTGACTTGCCCGGCCATTTTTTAAAAATCCTATTCATAACTTCTTCCTGTTGCCAATGTGGGAAATCAATATCAACATCAGGTAAGTCGTCACGCAAAGGATTCATAAATCGTGCGATAGGTATATTCCATTTGATTGGATCTACATCAGTTATACCTAGCATATAACATACTAGACTTGAACCAGCACTACCTCTAGTCATATGAGGTATGTCACTAGTAATATCTAGTATATCACAAATCTGTAAAAAGTATTGAGTAAAACGTTGCTGTATTATAAGTTCAAACTCTTCAGCAAGTCTAGTTTGATAGGTTTTTCCTTCCGGTATAGGCCTTTTAAATCTATCTAACAGAGCCTCAATTTGTTCTTGTTCAGTCATAATATACTGCCTTTCTTATTGCCTTGTGTGCCTTACTAGAATATTTAGTCAAGGTTTCAGTATGGCCATAAAAAATGGAGAATTAATCTGACTCTGTATTGATTGTTTTAAGCAGTTCTCTTAATTTAGTAGATTGTGTCTTGCCACTAATCTTGCCTATAGTATCACCTTCTGTAGGATCTTGTCTACTAGAATCTGTTGTATCAGTTGACTCAACTGTGCTTTGTTTTTTCAATCCTTCATAGATAGTTGAACTTTGTTTCTTGAATGATTGATATTCATCATCTTCTGCAAGATCTCTAATACGCAAACAGTCTATATCAAACTCAAGATCTACCTTTTGTCCTACACCACTACTGCTTCTTGTTTTCATAAATTGTATTTGATATCTGCCACGTTCTTTCATTGCTCTACTTGTGAAGATACCAATTACGTTATCAGCAGTTTGTATTTTACTCAAACCACCTGCAATATGCGAATGATCAAATTCTATTTCTTCAACTGCCGCTCTATTCAACTGCGATGCAGTTACAAATACTGTTTGTGTTTCCATTGCCAAGTTACGCAATTCTTCAGACACATATTTGTCTTTTACAAATAAATCACTTGGAGATACTTTTCTGCTTTGTGGCATAAGCAAATCTAAATAGTCAATCAACAATACATCTAGTTTTGCATTGTTTTTGATTTGCCATTCTTTTACATAACTTCTAATGTCATTTGCATTCTTACCACTCGGCATATACTTAATCTGTATACGTCCTGCTTTTTTACCTTGTACCTTAACTTTCATTTCAACATCTTCTAAGTTTTTAAAGATGTCTCTGGTTGCCATTCCTGTAACCATTGCATCAAGTCTCATAGCAGTAAGTTCTTCTGAAAGTTCTAGTGTAATGTATGCAACGTTCATTCCTTCCATTGCAAAGTTCACAGCCAAGTTTTGTAAGAACAAACTCTTACCTGCACCACTACCACCTGCAAAAATATTAAGTTCACCTCTGTTAAATCCGCCAAACAGTTTTTTGTCAATGCTTGGCCAACCTGTGCTTACTTGTCCGTTGCTGTCTTTCAATACCATAAGTCTGCTTTTAGGATCGAGCCAATAATCTGTACCCATATCCTTAGACAGTCCTATTTGTATTGCGTCTTTTACAAGTCCTTCAATTGGACCATAGTCACCTTTTTCAAGTAAGTCGGCGCCTTTCAAAATTGCTCTTTCAAGTTCTTTGTGTCTACTAAATTTTTCAAATGTATCTAATAACCAGTCATAGTGTTCTTCACCAACGTTGCTTGTATCTTTAAATTGTACATCACAAGATGTGTTTACAATATCAAGTTCTGGCATAACTTTGTATTCATCAACATAAGTTTTAATAAAAGATGCCGCTTCTTTTAGTTTTTGATCAAAGTTTTCTGGGTTGAATATATTTTGACAACGCACAAAACTTTCTGCGTTTCCAAGAAACATTTCTAAAAATAATTGTTGTACGTCACTTTTGAAATCGTTATTTTCCATCATCTACCTTTAAAGTTTCTTTCAGTAAGTCAATAAATTCATACGTCTTTTTAAGTTTATCTTGTTGTGTTAATTTTTGATTGTCTATTGCTTTCAAAAACTTCTTATATTCCTTATCTAATTTACTCATGTTTATTATACCATATATTATCTTTAAAGTCAACGTGTATTTTGGTTTTGGCAAAAACAGCACCTAAGCATGATCCTGGATCGCCTGGATTTTTTGGAACATATATATTTTTGAACATTCCACTTTCTCTAACTTTATCTATAGCAGGTTTGTTCAAAGCACAGCCACCCATGAATATAATATTTTCATATTCAATATATGTTTTGACCCATGCACTTATGTTGATTACTATATCTTCAAAAACAGTTTGTACACCAGCCGCTAAATCATTTAAGTCTTGCTCTGTCCAAACTCCTGGTAACCATTTACCTATACCTCTATGACAGTTTACATTAAATTTTATAGCAGGCAAGTCTTTAAATCCGTTTGCAAATAGTTCGTCCATAATCACTTTACGGAATCTTTCTTTATCACCTTTTTTGGCCATTTCAGCAACTTTATATTCTTCTGCATTTGGAATCAGTCCTAGTCGTTTTGTCATTGCACTGTACCAAAGTCCTATGCTATGTGGATACCTTTGTGAATATACTTTTTTAAGATTACCACCTAGTCCTTGCCATATAGTAAAACATTCAAATTCGCCAATGCTGTCTAACACTACTATTGCCCAACGTGTATGGCAGTGATCATTTGTTTGAGGATATGTATAGTAACCATAAGCCGCATGACTTAAATGATGTTTAGTATATGCAATAGGCACATCGATATTCCATTGTGAAAGATATTTAGGTATATCATTTTCTTTCCAATTCAATCCTTGTCCGGCCCACCATTGTCTTAAACCTTTAAGTCTAGGATATTCATACCAAACAATCTTGTCTGGACGCAACTGTTCTGTCACTGTAAGATGTTGTATCATTTCCCAATTTAGATGTGCATCATTTGGTTTGCCACTGAAGTCTTTAGACATACCTGCCCATACAGGTGTGTGTCCGTCAAATACTCCTATTGACGCATCATGACTGTTTGCAACTATTCCCCAAGTAATCATTTGTAAATGTGTGGATCCTTTTGTTGTAATTTTTTTATTTTTTCAGCGACTGCACGTTTTTGTTTACGTTGCCACCACCATAGTTTAATTTTACTATATTGTTTCTTTAACCATTTCATATTAGATTTTCTTCCTCCATGTATTCAAGTAATACTCTTGAAAACATTCTGTGTACAGTTTCATTAAAATGACCTTCTTCACGCATTCCATATCTATGATGTTCTAAGGCCCATCTTGCAAATGCAAATGTATCATGTTTGTAATATCTATTATTGAATACAACATCTTTCACTTGATTAAATTTTACTTCTTCTAATGAACTATCCCATGGATTAACGTTATTATGCATCAAGTAATTCATTCCATTTGCTTCACAAAAGTTTTTTACAGCAAGTATATTTGCTCCCCATTTTTCGTGTTCCAAAACATCTTCCCATAAATGTTTTGCACAAAAAGCCTGTGCGTCATGATCAAATGTGTACAACTTATTACCTTGTTTGTCTTCAAGCCATTTTTGTACGTGTGCATTAACAAAGTTAGTTTGTGACATCATTATTTCTGTGCTTGTAAATCCTATTGGAGGCCATGCTCCTATCTCTTTAAAACTATTAATTTGATCTCTTATAGATATCTCTAATCTATTAGTACTGCTCCAACCTATTAACACAAATACTTTTTTCAAGTCTATACCATCTGCTTTCATCTTACACAAATCTGCAAGAGTTTGACGTGCTATCCACTCATTAGGTGCACCAGGCAAAGCACTATTAATATTATCTTTTATACGTAATGCATCAGTGATTTTCATAGGGTAGGCATATTTTTTATTATCTTCGCTGAGATCTTTGTCAGCAATAATTTCCATACCCATTGTAAAACTATCACCGTTTGAATACAAGTAATCGTACATATTTCACCTATAATTAAATGTTACAACTAATCTGTAACCTTTTTCTTTTGGACTGCTACTGCTATGATAATGAAGTCCGTTAAATGTAATTATCCTATTTGCAACCGGCTCAATTTTTTTCTTCACAGTATATTCATCAAACTTATCACCGTACTTTTCATTATAAATTACTGTTGGGCCTGTTGAACTATTGACATAGAATAAACTTGTTGTATGTGGGAATTCAAAATCTACATGAGGATCATGTATTTCTGTTTTACCTGAATAAAAAATAAATCCTACTCTACATCTTATTAGTTCTTTGATCTTTAGTGTTTTGTATACACTGTTAAGTAATAATGATATGCTAGGATTTTCCAATACACCATCTTCGTATATGTTATTGCTAAATCCATACTGCATATTTCCTTCACCATATGCGACATTATGATTAAATGTCCATGGCACTAAATTACTTGTAAGGTTAGTGTACAGTAAATTTAGATCATATTCTTTTATTACGTTGTCTACTATTTTCATTTACTCGACTTTGCTATTGCTATGATTTTTTCTATAAGACTACCGAAACCAATTTGTCTTTGCATTGTTAGTAATTCTTTTATTCCTAGTCCATTAAAACTTTCTAATGTAAGTTTTGCAACGTCACTTTGTCTTGCACCATTTACTAGATCAACTAAAAGTTTTGCAGTGCCTTTTGTGATAAATGCATCAGCATCGTGCTTGTAATACATTAAGCCATCTATACATTGTCCAACTAGCCACAGATTACTTGCACAACCTCTAATTTTATTTTCATCAATCTTTTCTTGTTCAGTCAACGGCTCAACTTCCCTTGCAATATCTATAAGGTAATGTAATCTGTCATGACCTACTAATGGTTCCATTAATTCTGCTTGTTGTTTTATACGTTCTTCAATCATTAAAATAACTCTTTGCTTTTATTTCTATTTTTACTTTGTTTGTTTCTAAACCTGCCATTATCTTTTTCATTGTGTATATTTTACCATACAGTCTTGTTGCTTGGTTGACATCTTTAACATCGCCTGGCCAATCAGGAAAACTTACATTCCAACCATAGTGCAAAGCAGACTCAACTAAATCTGCTCCAGCCTTATCACTATCAGGAACTACAATTACATTTTTTCTTAATGCATTTATTTGTACTGCTTGTTGATCTTTTACATCATTACTTAATACTGCAACACCATCTACTGATATTGCATCTAAAGGACCTTCAACTACAATACAATATTTCCTATCCCAATTTTGTTTATCTAAATTAAAAACATATCCTGGTTGGCTGTCTGTGATATATTTAGGAGAGCCGCCTCCAACTTTTCGAGCAGTGTATCCGACTACGTCCCCATTATGATAAAACGGTATAATAAGCCTTGACTTATACGAACCTTCGGGGGTCCACATAAAATTATAGTCATCTACCATAAGGCCTCTGTCTACTATGTATTCAACGGCTCTCATGAGATCTGGATCCAACCCTGTTGGTTCTAATGCCATCCAGTCTGCACAATCCATTATAGGTCTTGCACCAACTGGCAGATCTTTTTCTTTCATTACAATTTTAGTTTCTTCAACATCAGAATCTTGATCTGATTCAATTTCTTTGATTCTTAATGCTTCAAGACTGCATTTTGTAATAACGTCATTAGGCACGAGTAACCAAGCGAGTAACTTACGCATTTTATAGTTTAAGTTTCTGCCAGGAACGTAAGATGCTGTATAATTGCAATTGAAACAATGATAACTTACAGTACCATCACTGTTTTGCATTATACCACCACGTAAACGATTGTCAGCACTTTCTCCATTATGCACACAACATGGTGCATTAAAACTAGTCCACCCACTAGGAGTCTTCTTATGTTTAGAAGGTAAGGCCGCAATAATAGTTTGTTGAATCAGATTCATAAGTGTATTTTACGATCTAATTAATACTTTGTCAAGTGTTCCGGTGTTCGAATTGGTAGGAATATGTTTGATTCTAAACCAACTATATACTCCTGATACGTTGAAATAATTGGTTTCAGTTGAGTTGCTCAAAGTAACAGATTTGATATCTACCCAAGTTGTATCACCTCCAGGTTGGGCGTCCAAAGTGGCTTGGAGTGTAAGTGTTCCGTCATATCCTGTTGTAGTATATGTTACTGTGTGAGTGTTGTTTGCACGTTTCAAATCAGGGTGTGCATCTATGTGACTGCTTACGTTTGTTTCTACTCCATCTTGGTCTGTGCTTTTTGAAAATGTTGTAATCTCATAACTTGCAGTGTGTACTTCATATGCATAACTTACAACTTCAATACGTCCAGCCGCATCGTGGTAAGTGTTTACAAATGTTGGTTTGTTCTGATTGTTCACTGTTCTTTTTAATGAATAATAGAACGTTTGATTGTTTAAGTTTATGATATCGCTCTCGTTAAGTGTAACGTCTAATGTACCTTTAGTGTTCCTAGTACTACCATCATCTGTAATTGTAGCAGTCTTGCTTAATAGTGCTTTGCCGTCTATACGATCTAATAATGTAAAGATAAACGTGTTACCTGAACTTATATCAATAGGCTTCTGGTCTTGATTCTTTACTGTAAATTTTAGTGTGTTTTGCACACCTTTAAAAACTTTTAAATCCTTCTGGTACATAGGTGCATATCCTTGGGTTATCCCCATATCCAAATCGCTGTATATGGTACTACCGGTTTCATAAATATATATTGGTACTTTGAGCATATCATTGTATCATCCTAACAGTATTTATATGAGAACACATGACAAACACAAACGAAGAATTACGTAAAACAATACCTTTTATCAGTTGTGTAAAGCACTCTACAACTGAATATGTAGGCATTATAATTAATCAAGATCATCAAGTTACAAGTTTGTATGATTTGAGCCTATGTAGATCAGACAGAGAAAAGAAAGCATTACTTGAAGCAGGCGAAATATGGTGGTGGGAATCTAACAGAAAATTACCCATCAATATTTTTATGAAAAGAGAAATGCAAATTTTTAAGCCATTAATTAAAAGTTTCAATACAAAAGATTGTGAAATAGTTTTTGGTCCTGTGGTTAGATTGCACGAAATTGCACAAAAACGTATAAAAAGAAAATCTATTCAACTAGTCAGGAAACTGAAGTAAGTTCCTCACATAGTAAATTCATGTGTACTACTATTGCGTGTGCATAAGCAACCGCGTGTGCTTTTTTAAAATAATAACTTCCATCACTTGGCTTTATCCATACTTCCTTCATTACGTTTTCCCAAGTCTGTCCCAACAGATGTCTCTTTGCTGGTCTTATTATCGCTAGTACTGCCGCTAGTTGTTCTATGCTCTTCGGTTGCATCTTTTGGAGTATCGAACTGTGTTCTGCGACGTGAAATAGTTTGTTGCTGAAGTCTGGCTCTGTAAGTAATTCCCATATTGGCTCCTTTTGTAAAAGTTTGTTTAAGTGCTCTTCGTTTTTTACCTTTTCATAGATGTGTACGTTTAGCATATCTATTTTAAAGTAACCTCTATCATCTGCAACTTTATGATCAATTGTGCAGTTTCCTGTGTATGGATTCTTTGGAGCATTATGAAAATAAACTCCTGTGTTATGTTTTTTCATTTCATTTTTGTCTAATCGAGATGCAGGAATGTGTTTTAGATTTTCTAAAACTTTGTCTCTATCAAAAAAATCTAAGTCTATATCAGGCAATGTTTGCCTCCTTAATTATTTCTTTAACAAGTCTTACATCTGCAGGTTTATTTGCAAAAGTTTTTCGCCAGTATACAATATCAAGTGAAGGCTCAATAATTTGTAGTTGTTCGTCATTGAAACTGCCTACAAGATTATGTCCTGCACTTGAATTAAGCAGTAGCCACGGACTTATTCTTCCGTTTCTAATATCGTTTACTGCTCTATTTAAATTTACGTATTTGAAGTAATCATTATATGGTGCTTCTTGTTTGTCTCCCCAATCCATCATTGTTTGTATGGATCTTTGTACTGCACTTTCTACAGGTTCTATTTTTATCATTTCAAATAGATACGTGTCATACAATTCATCTCTACACCAATGATCTAATTTTACTCCGCTTTTAATTACAAAGTCAATAAACTTTTCTGGATACAAGCATTGTACATTTGTTACAAAACTTCCAAACTTTACAAACGCATTGTAATAAGGACTTTTGCAAAATTCTGAATAAGTTTTTTCTTTTGCCTTTTGTACAGATGTATAAAATTTATTAAATGTCATAAAGCCTACTTGAACACGTTTTTCATCCTTTTGCAAATATCGACGCTTAGGTTCACACATATGAGCCATCAAAGTTTTTTCTTTTAAAAAACTTTTGCCACAGTGTACACACTTATAGTCTTTATTTTGCGTTTGGATCATGAGCCTCACGGTATTCCTTTTGTTCACTTTTTGACATAACACTTGCCAAGGTTGTTGCATCGTCATGTTTCATATTCTCATTCATATCTAATAAAAACTGTTCAAATTTATCTTTGACTTTCTTTTTAGGTGCCGCCAAGTATTGATGAAAGAAAATTTCATAAGCACCACACATTGCCATTAGTTTCCAAAGCATTCCTTTGTGATTCTTTGATAGTGTCCAATGATGTTTGTTCACAAATTCATTACACATTTCTAAGTAGTGTTCTTTGAAAAATTGATCACCTTTTACATTTGCTACATATCGCATAGCAATAAAAGGAGCAAACAATTTTTTATCATCATCGGATAGTCTATTGTACCATTCTTTGTCACGTTTATCTACAGCACGTAACATAGATTTAAGATCAAGAAACTTTTTCTTTTCAGCCATGTTTTACTCCAACTATATTCATACTCATCACAACTCTATTTTCATTTGTCTTGTTTGCCTGCACCCTGTGACTTAACCATGCAGGAAAAATTAATATATCATTTGTATTACATTGTACTTCCTGATAGAAGTCTTGTCTACTATATTCTGCATGACTTCTGGGCATATATGTCCAACTTGAGTGTAATGGATTTCTAAATTCAATGTTGCCACTGTCCTTTGGCTTTTCCAAATATATGCTTACAGCCATATGAGCAGGACTATGATCGTGTTCCAAAACATAACCTTCTGTGTTTGTTACATTTGTCCAACTGTTCATTACCTCTAAAGGTATATCTTGCATATCCCATTCTTTCCAAACTTCTTTTACTACAGGTTGCAACCATACCATGAAGTCGTGCAGTTCGTCCCATAGATGTGGATCTAACGGATTATGATTTGCATTTGTTTTGCCGCCTCCTCGCATACTGCCTGCATTGGGTGGCATAAGCATCGTTGTGTTTAATGCTTTCTTTACTGCTGAACTAAAGTCGCCTGGGTAAGTTGCTTTCCATACTAAATTTGGTGTTGTGTTACAAGGGGTAATTTTCATTATCTTCCTTTGCCAAATAATAAATTGTTTTTAGTTCTGCTAACATATTTTGTAAAGTCCTATTACCTTCATTTGCATAATCTATTATTTCACTTATCTCTAATTCTGATAAATGCCACTTAGGATAAATTGTTTCACTTATAAGTTTACGTTCGCCCGTTTTCGTGTCACGTTCATATACGGTATTTCCTCCGTCCGGCGATTCGTAAATTTTTGTGCCCATTATACCTTTGTACCAACAGTCCTTCTCACTATATCATCATGGTTAAATTCTGCCCAATACAATTCAAATGCAACACCATCTTCTACGCCTTCAAACTGATGTACCTTGCCTGGCTTTACCTGTGTAAAGTCTCCAGGACCAAGTATAGTTTCATCAACTAATCCTTCTTGATCTTCTTGCCATACACGTACAATCATTTTGCCTGACTCTACAAAAAATCCATTCCATTTAAATTTATGTTCGTGTTCAGAACATTTGTATCCTTTTTTAAATTCTATACGATGAAATTCTAACACACCGTTAGCATGAATAAGTTCGGTTTGTCCCCAAATTTTACCTGCTTTCATAGTCATATCCTTTCTCCTTGTCAAAGTATTTCTTTTTGTACCAATTGTAGAATGCCTTATCAGTAAAGTATTCCGCAATATGATTCGCTGGTACTTGATCGCTTCGAATACATTCAGCAAGTGCTTCGTACTCATAAGTGTCAACTTTTCGTGTCATTGTCTTTCCTTTGTTTGCTTCTGCTAAAGTTTTAACAGTTCTTCTGTTTATTATCTTACGACTGGCCATATTGTTCTTCCTTCATTTCGTTTCATTCTTTTTAAACGTTCCGTAAAGTTTCCAAGTGTCCAACCTTTGTATAAATTGTGTTGTTTAAACTCTTCTTCTGTAACTAAATGATAGTTAAGTTTTATTGGTCTTTCACTTAACGGAATAAGTTGTACTATTGGATCACCAGGTTCTACAGATAATCTACCTCCTGTGGGTAAAAAGTAATTATATTCTGCAACGTGTGTGTATTTAAAATCTATTGTACCTGGACTTGCCCAATGACTTAAAGGATTCTTTTGATGCCAAGTAGGTTGTGTCCATAACCACTGAATACTTTCTTGAGTTACTATACGCCATGGCAGTTCAAATTTCATGTGTGTAAGGCCTGGCTTATGACTTTCATAATCTTCTTTGTCATGTGTAATAGGGTTAGCATATTGTTGTGGCAAAACATGAAATGCAATTTTACCATCAATATGTTTTTGTGCATTTATACCTGCATGGCTTGGAATAACAAAACCTTGCTTCATAAATCCTATTATAGCAGGACACGTTTTCATAGTGCCTAATTTTAAGTCTGGCACTTGTACGTGTGTGTCTAATCTAGCAGAAGGCATCTTTCTCCACCAGTCGGGTATAAACTTTTTACTGTGATCTGGTTTGAACAATTCATACACATTTTTATCATGTGTGTATAGATCTACGTTTATTGCCTTCTTAAATCCAAACATTAGAATAATAAACTATAATCAAGTGTTTCACTTGATCTAGAAACCTCCTTAACAAAAAATGCACAAGGTGGATTTTCACCTTCACACAACGGTGTTGTCAATAGTTGTCCTTGTTTTAATTTAGGAAAATACCATTTAACGTCTTGGTAAACATTTACCACGTCCACTGGTCTAAAGTCTGGTCTAAAACTTTTTAAAGGATTAAAACAAAATGCTTCAAAACCTCTGTCATTTAAACTTGTCAATGGAAGTACTTCTAAATCTCCGCCGTCATCACTGCCAATTAACATTGACCATTCAAGTGGCATTTGTATCTGATGTTTTCCTACTTGCAATACAACTGCTGGCGAACTAAAACTTTCCAAGTATATTAATGGCATGAAAAAGTAGTCTGGTTCTTTTGGATCACTATTATCTAAAACACTGTACCTGATGTCTTCATTTATTTCTTTAGGTAAGTTTTGTAGATTATAGGTCCTATTTTCTAGTGTTAAAATATTCATCAATCAATCGCTATCCTCTCTATTGTAAACGGGTAGTTTGCTTCTTTATAAAATTTTTTCCTTTGTGTAAGATGTCTTTTAGCGAACTTACATCTGGAAGTGATGTCCCATATTTGGACATGATCTTTGTCTTCTGCCTTACGAATGCCTCTACCAATGCTTTGAATAACACGAACAAAACTTTTACCAGGCTCAATGAGAATAAGGTTAAAGATACGAGGAATATTGATGCCAACAGCGGCAACACCATAAGTAGCGATGATAACTTTGCTATTACTAGTTTTAACTTCGTCATAATGTTCTTTCCGTGTATCACCTTTGGTTTCTCCACTGATGAATACACTATCTTCTATATTAGATTGTAACAGATTTCCTGCGGAAAGTCTATCGACAAGTACCAAAGTATTGCCATTTTCAGTAACTTTGCTTACCAATTTAGCCACCCATTCCATTCTTGTTTCGTCAGTAGTTAGATATTTTAGTTCTTCCTGATATGTTTTATATTCTTTTACGTCCTCAGTTTGAATAATGTTTACATGACATTCTGCCAATACACCTTTTGCTTGTAAATCACTTGCACTGATTTGATTAATAACTTCGCCTAGTCCTGCCTTTATGCCTTGAAATTCAAATTGTTCTTTTGGTATTGTTCCTGTTAGTCCCCATCTAATTGGCACGTGAGCAAAATTTTGTGTCAGTAATCTTTTCAAAACATCTGCTTTTGCTTGGTGCACCTCATCAACAATTATACAACGTACATCTTGAATAAACTCTGCAAGTGTAGTTGCCGCCTCTTGATTCTTAGATTTCTTATCAAGTATATTAAGACTTTGCCAAGTTACAATAGTATGCTTATGTCCTAGTTCTTTTCTATCTCCATAATACACACCTACGTCAAGTCCTATATTTTTATAATCCTCTTCAGTTTGTGTTACAAGACTTTTGTTTGGAACAATAATAATTGTATCACCATACTTTTCACATATCTTAGATAGTGTTGCAGTTATAATTGTTTTACCTGCACCTGTGGCAACTTCTTGCAAACTTTGTGGATTATTTAAAAAGTTATTGATTACTTCTACCTGATAATCACGTAATTCTATTTTTTGTCCTGCGTGTGTATGTCCTTCTGGCCATTTAGTATCTGATAAAAAGTCTTCTGCTATCTCATTAAAAGACAAATCAATTTTATTTCTTTTATCTTCAACCTCTATATACACGCCTTTGTTCTCTAGTTCTTCTATTACTTCCTTGAGCATACTAACATAAGTTGTGCCTCCTAATCCAAAGAAACTTACAGTACCATCCCAACGTCCTAGTTTATATGCAGGCAAGTATCTTGCATATGGAATTTCATATTTAAATTTATTGGAGAGATGCTTTCGCATTGAAAGATCCAATCCTTCAAATTTTACGTTTACTTCATCTTTAATTACTAACTTGCACGATGCCACGACGATCTCCTATTGTCTTATAATACACTCTTAAAGGTTTATTTTCAAGATAAATCTGTGTCTTATAATGTGCTGGGTCAGTTGCCAAATCAACTAATACCATGTTTGGTTCAATTTTGTCTTTTATAAATGTTTTTGGAATCTTTTCACTTACAAATATTAATTTTTTGTTTGGATCATATACATTTACATTATAATTTTTTATTTTATCATTTATGTACTTGCCTGTTATAGTAGCATTATTTGTATTTTTATTTCTTGATCTAAATGCAAAGCAACATTGGTCATTTAGATTGGCGTTGTTTATTGTTTCTAACCAGTCGTTAATATTAGCATTGTCAACACTGCTTAACATGATTATAGTTTGCTTACCTATTGTAGCAAATTTAAGCAGTTCTGTTTTAGGTAAGATACGTTTGTTAATAGTAAACTTATCATGATCACCTAGTAAAATTTTATCATACCATTCGTGAACATCTCCTAACATTTTGCTTATTGTATCATCATATACAAAACAACCAAGCATCTTACTATACATAATTGCTTCACGTACATCTGTAATTTCTGCAATTTTGTTATTGTATTCGTCAGGCAAATTTACATTGTTAATAACAAATTTATCTTTGTATGTTAGTGTAGGAAAATATTGTAAAGGCTTTTGTTTTACAATTTTAATTTTTTCCTGTATCTCATGTACAGTTTCGTCGATGCTGAATCTTTTTCCTTGCACTGCATTTGTCAAAAAGTCTATGTTGTTTTCGTTGACGTCGAAACCCCATTCTTTACCTTGTCCATTGTAGTAGCCTCTGCAATAACTAGGACTCTTTCTTTTCTTAAATTTGTTTACAAGATCTGCAATAAATGGACTTTTGCATACAAGCATTTCACCATCTATGTGTACAATCTTTGTTTTGTCTATTGTTCTAAATGGGTGTTTGAATTGTTCTTGTTCTAAAATTTGGTCACCATCAAAGCCAACTGCATTTAATATTCTTACATATTTTTTGACAAGTCTAACACCTATTGCACTTTGTTTATGTGTAAATGCTAAACCGTTTTGCAGTTGTCTTGCAATACTTTTTGTAATTGGCTGATCTATAACATCAATATGTTTCTTGTAAAAGTGTTCATAAGTTTGATCCAAATGATTTGCAAACTCTATGTCATACTCTCCAGCCAAGAAGATTACACAATCTTCAATTGTATTCGTGATATTATGTGGTAAAGAATTTTTCTGCATCATCATGACTATGTCACCAATGTAATTAATATAGTAGTAATTATAACAGATTATACAGTTTTGTCAACCAATATTTTTAATTTTGGCAATAATCTTTTTAAAGGAACACCTTGTGCTATTTCTTCAACGTTCCATTCTGTGTGTGCATATTCTAATAGCCATTGTGTTCTATCAGGCATCTGTGGTAAATTTATTGTGTTGAAATTATGATTAGCAACGTCATATGCCAAACTAGCAGAACCAACAAATGCAGGAACTCCTTGTATCACAGCATGAATGCCCGGATTACTTGTCCAACTTACAACTGCAAATACATTGTGTAAATCAAAATCAAAATCATCATATGAGTTTACTATCTTGTTAGGCTCTTGTCTTTTAACATTTATAAATTCGTGTTCTATTCCTGGAAGTCTGCATCTTGGGTGTGGTCGAAAAATAATTGGTCGTGCAGTTTGTTTTCTAATTTCCTGCATTACATTTGACACCCACGTGGACATAGGAGGCATATCCCTCCACTGATGACTTTGATCATGTTGTCCACAAATTAGTATATCTCTGCCACCGGCCATCTGCCATGGTTTTAAATTTAAACCTAGCATACTAGGACGCATACTATCAAGTTCACCTTCACCAAAGTCTGCTTCTCTATTGATTCCGTTTATTGCAACTTTCCATGTTGTACCTCTTTTGATTCCACCTACTTCTAATACAATTACAGGCTTACCTTTTGCTTGGCAGTCGTCCCATATAGGTTTGTTCTTAGCCATTGTACCATGCCACAACACACTCCAAATGACAGCAACATCGTATGAGTCATCTTGTACAACTTCGTGGCCTAATGCAGTAAGTGATGTTTCAAATGCTTCAAACACTGGCTTACTATTTTGTGCGCCATATTCTTTATATAATCTAAATTTCATTTCGTATATAGTTATACTCTTTAGTTTGTTTAAAAACTCCACTAAAACAAACATCATGTTTTTGCATGGCTTTTAATAAATTTATATCCATAGTATCTACAATCTCATTAGCAAACATCTGAATGCCTTGGACTTTTTTCTTTCCAACACTGCTGTTCCATTGATTTAAAGTTAATGAATTTGCTCTTTGTTCGTGTGTTTTACCAGTCTTTGTTTCCCAATGCATAATCTCTACTAGACTGTTTAATTTTGTTAAACGTTCTTTAGCAC